TACTTACAGCTATCGGAATGCTGATTTCGGGAGTTATATTGTGTTATTTGGGCTTCTTTAGGTCCGCTGATGGTTCCATCCACGAATCGGTGCTGTGGTATTTTGCACAATGCTTGATTTGGGCTGGATCGATCTTCGGCATAAGTATCTACGTTCGTGGGAAAATAGAGAGTTATTTCAAAAACTTTAACATCGGTGAAAACCGGAAGGAGGAAACTAAGGATGGTAAACAACACCGATAAGGTAGACGCAATTATTATCCATTGCAGTGCTACACGTGAAGGGCAAGACATAGGCGCAAAGGAAATTGATGCCATGCACAAACAGCGAGGATTCAACGGAATCGGTTATCATTACGTGATCCGTTTGGATGGAACAGTAGAACCGGGTAGAAAAGAAACATCCGTAGGTGCTCACTGTAATACTAAGGGATTCTCCAAAGAATCATACAACCGCCATTCAATCGGTATCTGCTACGTAGGCGGGCTGGACAAGAACGGGAAAGCGAAGGATACCCGCACACCACAACAGAAAGCATCTCTGATGAATCTGATCAACGATATTTGCGCACGCTATCCGATTGTCGAATTGCTGGGACATCGGGATACATCTCCGGATTTGAACGGAAATTGGGAAGTAGAACCAGCAGAGTATATTAAGGCGTGTCCCTGCTTCGATGTGAGAAGCGAGTACGGGCTGCTAAAGAAGGACGTAATAATCACACCATGAGAAAGTACTTGATTATCGCATGCCTGCTGCTAGTAATAGCAGTGGGCTTCCTTTTTAATAAGGTAGAGCGACAGAAGGTCGAACTGGACCGTAAACAGAGTAACATTGAAGCATTGAATATCGAGGCTACGCAGTACAGAACGGAGAGCGGGAAGTTCGCTGAGCAGATACGCTCGCTATCCTTGAAGAAGTCAGAGCTAGAACTATTCAATTCAGACTTGCAGGAGACCGTGAAGGATCTAAAGATAAAGCTACGGGATGTCAAGTCAGCGCACACCGTAGAAACCAAGCTAGAGATTCGTACGGTTACCAAGACTATCCGGGATACAATTCCCGGTATCTACCGATTCGAATACTACGACGGATGGAACAGAATAGAGGGAAGGGTGTCACCGGATTCTACAGAAATTAACAATTCGTCGGTTGACTCACTAGCCGTAATCAGCCATGTCAAGCAGAAACGGTTCCTGTTCTTCCGGATTGGCAAGCCTAAGATACTGACTACCGTAACTAACAGAAACCCTAAAAACAGGCTTCACGTGACATTTTCAGCCAATTTCGACTGATTTGTAAGGTATATAGTATATCCGTAGATTCGAGTATGCACGTAAGTTGCTACAAACCAGTGTGATGCGCAAGCTGCATTGATAGGCATTGTTGAATATTTTTGTATCTGTGCAGGATAACTAACTGATTTATAGATATTTGCATTGATGCATAGATAAAATGAGGTATTATTAAATATATGAAAACAGGTATATTGTAATTATATATTATCGCACACACCATATTTATGTATATTATAGAAAAATCCGATTTTATCAATGCATCACTGCATCGGTCTGATCTGCAGGCAGTTACACGGAATAGATGCCAATTTTCATCTATGCACATCAATGCACGGCATCGCATATTATCTGATTATCAGTGAGTTACAGTGATTTGATAGGTTTTTCATGCTAATAAACGTTAAATACTGAAATTATTTTGTGCAGATTGTTGCAAATTAAAATAAAAGCCGTACCTTTGTCAGCGTAATCGTAAACCGATAATCAGACGTTCAGTCACCTACGATTGGCTGAGGAAATAAGTGTGGTGAACAAAGGACCACTACGGAGATAGACGGGCTCGCTGAATTTTAAAAACCGAAAGCAATGGAGAAAAAAGTGAATCTATGTGCGCTCGAAAAGTTTTATTATGATGCTGTAACGGAGGGCATAGCACGATGCAAGTCAGCCATCGAAGCATTTAATAAGTTTTCATCCCCATTGCGCCTCACAGTGAAGGAGGTATTTGCAAGGCATCTAGTATTAGAGTTTTTCGGAGAAGAGTTTGAATACCCGATAAAAGATTTTATAGTGAAGACTGCCGAACTATACCACCCAATCTACGAGAGGGCTAGGGAAAGAGCGTATGTAGATTTTTTAAGGAATTATAGAAAACCAAAAAAGTTAATTGAGTTTATGGAGAATCAAGAAAAGAAGTTAGAATTGATCACGATCAGCGAAGCTGCTCGTATTTTGGACCTTACCGAGAATGCGGTACGCTACAGAGTAAAACAAGGCTATCTCAATTCCTATCGTAACATGAATGGTGCGTTGAGACTTAGCAAAGCAGAAATAACAGAAAAATATTTAACATTTAAAAAACAGTAATCATGAAAGTAGAAATTAGTATTGACAGAGAAACAAAAGTTTATGAGTTGCAAACCATAGCTGAATTCGCGGCTACTCTAGCGGCTAGAAAAGCGAGCGAAGAAGGATATCCTGCTGTTGCTCCAGCACCTTCATCTCTCGCACCTGCTCCGAAACCGAACATTTCAGAAGACAAGAAGAAGTTCGAGAATTTGACCAAAGATATTCCCGGTGTGAAATCTGAAGAAACCGTAATTGACTCGTCCAACGAGGCAAACAAGGCTGAAGTTATCGTTGATAACAAGTCAGCAGCAGAGGAAGTATTCGAAGGAAACGAAGAAGCCAAGAAAGCCGTTACCGAGATGTCCGAGAAAGAACTCGCTGCCATGCCTACAGACAAACTGGTTAAAATCCTAGTCGAAGTGTACAACGTAGACCCATCCGATTACCCCGGAAAGAACACGAACGCCAAGTTGCGTCGTCTCTTGATGAGCGCATCTAAGGGAGAACTGGAAGCCCCTACCCAAGAAGCGGAAGAACAGACCGTTGAAGAAACTAAGGCAGAAGAAACTAAGGCAGAAGCAGCTAATGATAAGGTAGCCGAAGCAGCCGGGGAAATGCCGTTCGACAAGGAAATCGCTGAGAAACCGGAAGAAAAAGTTGTCACAATCGACATGTGCCGAGACGAAGCCCGCATCAAGATCAAGAAGGACCGTGAGGCTGTTCTCAAAGTATTCAAGTCATGTGGATGCTCGACATTCGCTACTCTGAGAGAAGCCGATTACGCCAAGTTCTACGAAGCCGTAAAAGCCATCTAACATGGAAAAGATAAATCATGGGGAGCGTGACCACGCTCTCCTCTCACCATCGAGTTCGAAGAGATGGCTTAATTGCCCGCCATCCGCTAGACTAGCCGAATCGGTGGAAAACAAGAGCAGCGTGTATGCCGATGAAGGAACGCTGGCACACGAGATAGCTCAGAATGCGCTGGAATTGTGGGACCGAGACTTGTACTATCCGGAGATAGACGAATTACCTGTTCCCGATGACCTAGCGAAAAGCCCTTACTTCTCCGAGGATATGGTAAGACATGTCGGAAGCTACGTAGACTTCGTAGTAAACGAATTCCACGCCATGCATAAGGAAGAAACAGGTGATAATGTAATCGGATATTGGGAAGCTACCTTTGACTTGAGCAAGTATATCCCGGAATCCTTCGGTAGCTCTGATGCTACTCTGCTAAGCCCTACAATCCTGCATGTCATCGACTTGAAATACGGTGCTGGCGTGAAAGTATCAGCACAAAGCAACACGCAGTTGATGATCTACGCTCTAGGAATGCTGAACACCATCCCGGAGGCCCAAAGAGGCGACATAAAAGAAGTACGTATGTCGATCGTACAGCCAAGATTGGACCACTACGACACGCTCACCATGTCAGCCAATGACTTGCTAGTGTGGGGTGAGAAAGTCTTAAAACCGAAGGCTAAAGTGGCTTGGGAAGGTGGCGGAGAACAGAAGATCGGAGACCACTGCCAGTTCTGCCCGCTCAAGGCACAGTGCAGAGCGCAATATGATGCCATCACCAGTGACTTTGATGAGGAATGTGAACCGTTACTCATGACGGACGAGGAAATCGTTGAAATGATCGGCAAAATAGACAGATACCGTAGCTGGATCAACTCGTTCGATCAATTTGTCTACCAAGAGGCTATGAATGGCAAGAAATGGACCGGATACAAGCTGGTGGAAGGACGATCCTCCCGTAAGATCACCGACCCCGACAAGGTTCGCAACGAACTGCTGGACGAGTATCTTGAGGACGAGATCATGAACATCAGCTTGAAGGGCATTACCGATCTTGAGAAGCTATTAGGCAAGAAAGTTTTTGCTGCCCGGTTCGGCAAATATCTTCAGAGTCAGCCCGGTGCGCCTAAACTAGTACCGGAAAGCCATCCCGGAACAGAATATAACTCACTATCTGATTTCGATGTCGAAAGCTAATAAACGTTAATATTTTGTTCAAAATTTGGCAAATTCAAATAGACGTTATATTTTTGCGTCATCAAAGTTAAACAAGTAGTATTAACAACTTAAAAACAAAAATCATGGGAAAGAAATTAATCCTAAAAAATGTAAGATTCTCATTCGTGAGAGTATTCGAAGCGGAAGACCGTTTCAACCAAGGCAAATCAAAGTACGAAGTGACCATTTTAATCCCGAAGACTGACAAGGATAATATCAAGAAGGTTGCAGCAGCTATCAAGGAGTTGCAGAAGGAATACCTTGCGGAACATCCGAAATGCAATGGCAAGTTGCCCGGTGACCCGTCAAAATGGAATCCTATCAAAGACGGTGACGACAATATTGGATACGATGGATTCGAAGGAATGT